GTGGTGAGTACGTCGAATGGTAACAGGTCGGTTACATTGGACCGCGTGGCGACAAAGCTGAAGCTGACAGTGACTGATGAGGTGAAGGCTGAATGCGCAGAGGTTGCTGTTGAGCCTGTGGCGTGGTACTATGGTTGGGACTACGTGAACGGTGCACCAGTGGCGCAGCAGCAGACTGAGCGCGTGGTGGCTGTGCCTGCAAACCTTGTCGGGACGTCGGGACAGTTGGCGGTGACGATATTTGGATTAAGTGGGAGCGCAGAATGGACTACTGACGTAACGGTGAGCGCGAGGACAGCGGAGCATGCGGTGATTGGCACGGCTACGATGGCGGACGTCCCATTCAAGGCGAACAGAGCAACAGAGTACAGCGGGCCGCTATTTGGCACGGCGGGAAGCATGACGCTGACGCTGGGTGCGGAATGGGACACAAGCGAAACAGGGACGTGGTGAGGATATGTGGCGATAAAATCGCCACGCAAGAAACGAAGCACGGACAGAGAAAAAGGGAAGCAGCAGGGCTATGTGGCCTTGCTGCTTTGTTGGAGGCGGGCGTTCTCTTCGCGAATCATCTGGCGGAGACGGGCGACTTCCTTGTCGTCGATGGGCGCGGAGTCGGTGGCGTCGACGTCATCGGTGGGGAAGAGTGATGGGAAGATGTCGCGGGGTGTCTTGCCTTTGGGGTCGCGCATGGCGAACATGGCGGCGAAAGCGCATTCGGCCATGAGCTGGTGCTTCAGGCGGTCGCGGTTGCGGTAGCCTCGGACAATACGGCGGACTTCCCAGAAGCGGAGGTCGTAAAGGAATTCACGACGAGGGATGCCTATCTCGCCCACGAGCAACTGGTAGATGTCGTGGGCGGTGGTTAGTTTTTTCCCTTGTCCTCCGAACCAGCGGCTGAACCGCTGGACACTGTGTCGGCTGGCTCATCCTTGGGGACGTGGTAGAAGTCCATTCGGAGGCCGATGATGGTGAAGATGGCGGTGCCGAGTTCCGCGGGCTTGGCGTCGTTCATCAGGTCGGTGTCGGTGAGGGGGGCTTCTTCACCACGGCTCTGATAGTAGGCGAGCATGCAGGCAAGGATAGCGTAGATGGTGTGCTTGACGTCGGGGTCTGTTTCTGCCTGAATGCAAGCGACGGCCTCCTTGATGTAGTCGGCGATGTTCTCTTCACTGAGGTCTTTGTAAGCAATTTCTGTTGCGTAGCAGTAGGCGAGTGTGACTTGCCTGCCGCAAAGGGCTATTTCTTTCTGGAGCATAGTTCTTTGGGGGTTTTATGCCGACATGGAATGCCGGCGCAATTAACGAAACATTTTTAATGCAATTATTCCGAATAGGGTGTGAGCTCACCAGTGCCGGTGAATTGGGCGGTGTAGGTGGTGAGTTCTGCGTTCTGCGAGTTGATTTGCAGGTCGTTGAGGATGGCGGAGCCTGTGAACTGCATTGCGTCTGCCACGGCGTCGCGGTTTTGCTCTCCTGCTGAGCCTGCGGTGCGGGTGAAGCGGAGAACGTAGACGCGGCCCACTTGTAGCTGGTCGATGTTCATAGCACCTGGGCGGTATTCCTCGTCGTCGTTGCTGATGACGAGTGCTTCGACTTGCACGTCCCAGTTAAGGCCGACGGGCTCTTGTTCAATCCAGTCGTCAACGGTGTCCTTGGTTGTGTCCTCTTGCACCTGAAGGGCGCAATGTAGGGTGCAGCTGGTGGCTGCGGCCACGCACTGGAGGTGGTCGGTGTCGTCACCCAGCATTACGCGAAGGTTCTCGCCTTTGATTGTTGCCATTTTGCTTTGCTTTTTTGTTTGTTAGAAAGCCCCGCCGCTGATATTGCGCGGCGGCGGGGCTGACGAAAGACATTTTTATTCAGAGGGTTTAAGAGATGCACGGTTAAGACAACGGGCCTGTACCGGTGAACTGCACGGACAGGGTGCTGTTCTGACGGTTGGCTGCCTGTACTGACATGTCTGTGATGTAGGCTTCGCCGGTCTTCTTGATGACGCTGTTCTGACCTACGCGGTTGTTGGTTCCGGCTGTCGTGTCGAAGGTGAGCGTCACCTTGGTCTTGTTGATCATCAGCGAGAGCAAGTCCTGTGGCAGTTCGCCGTTGGAACCATTGTCCTCGAGAGTGACCAAAGACTCGGTCTGAGCATCCCATGAGAGGCCCGTGACCTCCTGCTCCTGGAAGTCGCCAACGCTATCTTTCGTTGACGAGTCCTCAAGCTGAGCTGACACGTGGAACGTACACGAGGTGGCCATTGCGATGCACTTGCCGCCTACCATCACGCGGAGGTTTTGTCCTTTAATTGTTCCCATAGTTTATAAATCGTTTTGAACGTCGCACTGGTAGGTGATGGTACTGTGATAACATGGCTTCATCCAGTCCCACGCTACGCCGTTGGTCTGTACAGATTGCAGGCACGGTATTTCCTCGCCCTTCTCGTACAGCGACGTGATGTAGTTGGAGATGGCCTTGCGCACCATGCGGATGAGCTGCTTTACCTGTTTAGGGTCTTTGGCATCCACCTCCACTGATGCTTGCACACGATCCTCGCCTGCTTCCCATTCAATGTCCTTGTCGGTGGGCTGATTGCTCAGTCCATCGTCAGTCACGATGATGCAAGGCAACGGGGTGTTGTCCTGTTCGTCTGGACTGACCTCAAAGCAAGTTGACTCGATACGGCCACCAACGGCCAGTACCAGGTCTGCGTCTTCCATGAGCGCATTGAAAAAGAGTTCGTCGAGTTCCATCACTTACTTGTGCTTCGTTGTGGTTAATACTTTTGTTGATTTCAAGCGGGAAACCCGCTTGACGCAGGTCTTCTTTGAAAACCAGCGGGCAACAACCTGTTGCTGTTGCATCGGAGTGCCCGCTGGCGGAACTATGTCCGAAAGAAGACGTGAGAGGGTTTATCCGCCGATCTCGTTAGAGGAAGCAGGTGTTACGACCTTCAGCAGCTTGAAAGCCTGGGGCTTGCCGGAGGTGTTGCCGTTGACCTTGCTTGACAGCTCGGTCAGAGAGTACTCGGTGTTGAGAACGAGCACTGTCGAATTGCGCTTTGCAACCTCTGCGCTCTGGGCATCAACCGTGAAGCGAACCTCACCATGCTGCTCGTATGCGAGATAGCCCCAGTGACCGATGCCGATGTAGTGGTTGCCGTCGGCCTTGGGCTTGCTGGTCTCTGCATCGATGGCATAGTTGATGTATGGGCTTACCTTATAGCGGTAGCCTACGCAACGACCACCCTCGATGACGGTGCGGTCGCCGACCTGTCCGGGGATGCGGCGTGTGAACAGAAGCTCGGTCTCGGTCTCCTTGTCCATCACCAGCTCTGGTTCTCCCTCGAATCCGAGGTCCCACATGCCGGCGATCTCCTTGGAGATGTTCTTACCGATGTTCTCGTCGAGGGTGATTTCCTTCACCACCACGTCTGCGAACGGTGAGCGCAGTGCGTTTCCGAAGTCGCAGTGTGAGTAAACGTGGATGGCTGCGAACTTGGCCATGCCCTTCTGGAACTTGTAGGTCACGAAGCCCAGGAGGTCGAAGGCTGCGTTGTCGATGGCACGGTTGCTGACAGCGATAGATGCTGCAACGCGCTCGGGGCTGGCGTTCAACTTAGCGAAGTTGATAGCCTGCTCGGTGATAGGCTCTACCTCACCGGCAACGGTGAACTCCACGTCGTCGATGGCGTAAGGCCATACTTCGTTACCGATTACACCAGTCAGCAGACGAAGGTCGTCGGGCAGCTCAAGGCCAGCGACCTTGGTGTCGATCAGCTCATGGATAGTCAGGGGCACAGCACCTGATGCCTCCAAGTTGGCTTTTTCGTTCTGATAAGTACCGCTGGTGATACCGTCCTTCAGCACGGTGGTGCTGTTGTTCGGTGTGTCACGCACCTGGAGTTCCTCGGTGAAGGCTTCACGGTTCTCCTTGCACTTCTTCAGAAGCTCACGGAGCTGCTGGTTCTTGGACTTCTGCTCACGGAACTGATCCATCTGCTTCTCGTCCAGCATTCCCTGAATTTCGATGTGCAGACGGTTGTCCTCACGCATCAGTGCATCATACTTCTGCTCCTCCTCCTTGGTGAAGGCGCGGTTCTCACGGGTTGCGAGCTCTTCAATCTTGTCGAGCTCGACCAGAATCTCGTTGTGACGCTTCTGGATTTCTTGCTTTGTTTTTCCCATTTTGAAAACGTTTTTTAAGGGTTAATACTAAAGTGAATCAATCATTCTTTCTACGAGATGGCGACGCATTGAGCGGCGGTGCTGCATGGCGATCATGCGTTCACGCTCCTGCTCCTCATCGTCTTCCTTCATGTCATCAGGATCGGTGTCCTTCATGTCTTCAGGGTCTTCATCGCGCTTGTCGTCATCGCCGCCACAAGCACGCTTGGCGGCTTCCTCTTCCTCAGCCTTCTTCTTGGCTTCGTCGTCGCCACACTCGCGCTTGTGAGCCTCTATCTGCTCATCAATCTGGCGCATGATCTCGTCGGCAGACTCGCGGGTTACGACTGATGTCTGCTCATAGGCAGGATGAGTGACAATGGCCACGTCATAGAGGCCGGTAGCCTTGCGGACGTGACGGAGCCAAATCTCCTTGCCGTCGGCACTGCGCTCGTTGGTCTGCTCGTATGTCACGCTTGCCTTGTCGTGTGGGTTGTCGCTGAAGGCGAAACTCATGCCGGTGATGTCGCCACGGCGCATCAGCTCCAGCGTGTCGTTGGCGTTGTTGGTGTGGGGCATGTCGCAACGGCAAGC